ATATATTCGTGGATACCTTTTTTAGGGTAAGCAACATAGGCACCTGCGGCTTGTGTATCTTCATCTGAAAGCCTTTCTTTACGGTTAGGAACTACCATACCACGTTCATGTGCTTCATTGATAATTGCTTGTTCGGTCAGGGCCACAGCACCCATAGTGGTCTGTAGCAATACTGTATTTTCATGTGCTAAGATATTGGCCAAATCCAAAAACTTCAACTTGTTATCCAGCTTGGCCAGGATCATGGTGTCCTGTCTGTTGTATTCGATAAATCGCTTGAAGTTTTGATTGTAAAGTTGGTCTAGAGTTCCTTCAAACACAGTTTTGGTTTCACCCAGTTCATAGTCGGCGATGGCATCCAGGCTATAACTGTGACGTTCTTCGTATGTGTACTTGCGATACAGTTGCATATAGTCCATGTGTACACGACCGATCAAGTCATAGGTTTGATTCTCTGCACCAAAGCGTTCGAACATACGTTGTTTGGGAAACTGGTCCCATAGACAAAACCTGCGTGTGTCGTCTTTGCTTAGTACACGAGTCACACGATTCACAGTATACGGAATATCAAATCCTTCACTGTTCCATCCTGAAAGTGCGTCGGCATCTTCAATCAAGTCCAAGAAAGTCTTTAACAGATCTTCCTCACGTTCAAAAATCATGGTGTTTTCAAATTCACCGGCGATCTCTTCCGCAGTCTCGGGACTCATGTGCTTGGGAGGAATCACTAGCGTGACCATCTGTTCCAGCCAACCCAGGTATACACTTATGGCTGTGATGGCATTGAATGGGTCTGCGGGTGGACTGAATCCACGTTCAGGATCAAAGTCTACTTCAATGTCGAAGAATGCCACATTCAGCTTGGGTGCGTCTTGCCCCTTGTAGTTTTCTTCCAAGCATCTAAAGATTGGATTGATGTCACTTTCAAACAGGCGTTTGCCACTCTGTATACGCATTTCCTTGCGGAACTCTTTGTTGTTTCTTGTGCTGAACCTGGCTACGGGTGTACCAAAAATACTTTGGAACTTGCCCCTAGGGTCATCATAGTAAAAGATATAGTTGGCTGGATATTCGCGATATTGCCTTTGGCCATCCCTGCGTTCAACTATGTGTATGCGATCGTGTTCGCGATCAAACAATGCGTCAATGTAACTCAAATATTTCTCCGTTTATGGCCGGTCGACCATGATCCATGCTCGTGTGTGAGCGACTTGCTGTTATATTAATTATACAGATTTTTTTATGCTTAGTCAACTTTTTTTGCGCCAAGGGATAAAAAACGATGTCTAGTTTTTTTGATCCAAATTGTCTCAATTTCTTCAATAATGGGTTGTATGTGTTGTGGAAGACTGTTTTTTGTTTGGTCTAGATAAGGTCTAATTGATTGACCTAAAAGACGGCTACGATTTTCCAACAGTCTTGGCATGTGTAGTTCACGTAGTTTTTTAGCATAATCAAGATCGGTTAGTATGAGTAGATTACGTTCAATAGCCAGTTCCATGCGTTGTTGCGAGGTTTCTGCTTGTTGATAACTATGATCAATCACATCTTCAAATATATCAAATCCTAATTCTTTCCAGCCCTGGGCTTGTAACCTTCCTCCTAACCAAATTGGGAAAGTGCAACTGAATATAGGATACAAAGATTTTTCAGTGTAGACTATAAAATCCTGCCATGCCAGCTCAATAGGTTCAATGATCAGACTCACTACGGTAGGATCAAAAACTTGATCAGACAAGAATGTTGTGTAGTCTTTGCAAAAGTCAGGGTCGTTAACAATAGTATTGCCAAACACCCGTGGTTTGTGGCCAAATTCATTTTCCATTACATTGGCTGTGTAGTAATCTGTTTGCAAACCAAATTTCTCAATAGCTCGTAGTGCCATTAATCTAAAATCTCTGCGCTTGAAGCTCATAAAATTAAAACAGGCCTGGGTTTGAAAATGATCTTTCAACGGCAGAAGAGTAAATCCTTTAATTAGATAATGTAACGACAATAGATAGCTCACCGTATTAAACTGTTCAACTTTAGGTGGATGATGGAAAAAATCTGTTATGACCGTGATATCAGAGCGGTCTATATATTTCGCCAGCATTGTGGAATCATAATGATCTTCAACGTATATGACCCGAGTGTCTTGTGTTAATACAATATCTTCCGATCCTATAGTGGGTCCAAAAACAGTAATCCATTCAGGATTACAAGAAGTTATGAAGGTTGCCATTTCTTGCCAAGTCGTTAGTTATACAATGTATACCGCAATCCCAAAAATATTTGTGTCGAAATGGAATCACATGTACTTCTATTCCATGTCTAGCACATGCTGCTTCGACCTGATCATTATGGGTACTTACCACAATATTTTTTGGATCAACAATGAGAATGTTTACATCAAACACTGTTTCACTTACTTGCCCTACCCAGGCATCAAAATAATGATCTACCATGTTGATGAGATTGTCGTCTTGGTCAAATCCTGGCATGAACCAACGACCTTTATTGCGTTTCATTGAATGTTTAAATTCTTGCATGTGAGAATAGTTGCTGGGTGGCAAATACACAACTTCCCAACCAGGAAAAGTGTCGGCATAGGTAGGAACATCATTGAGACTGATGATCAAGCCAGGCGTTACTGGACAATATACAGAATCACCGTGACCGCCACTGTTGACCACATGATTACGAGTGGTTGGAAATAGTTGGTTGACTTGTTGTAAAATTGCCTGTTTATCATCGTGATAGGTCTGTGTGGCAAAATACAAGTCTTTACCAATGCGGCTTACAAAGCAACCATTGATAAAATCCAAATCCGTGTAAACAATTTCGTTGCCTTGAGATCTGATATCATCCATGACATGACCATAAAACCCTAACTTGGCATCAAGGTGTGCTTGATCTACAATATTAAATTTATCAAATTTGTCAGCAATTTCTTGGGCATGTTCGGGCATGGCTGCATAAAAGTCAGAAGGTCTAACATAGTCCTCCCATTGACTTTGTTTATTTTGACGATAGAATACTCCCCAGCCATGACTTGCATTGGGTATGCGTGGTATCCAAAAACGATCTTGGATCATTAAAAAGTAATCTCTAGGAGCAGTTGGCGGTTGCACCCATTTGCCTTCTACAAACAGTTCGTTGAGATCTGTTGGAAACTCAGGCCTAAAAATTTTAACACCAAAGCGACCTTGCAGAAGTTTAATCAACTGCTGATAGTCTTCTTCGGTTTCTTGAGCCAAGAGTTCAAACCGATTGCGTGTCTCGCTATTTTGTATCCATTGATAAAACTCAGGTGGGTAGGTACGCCCCACAAGACAGGTCTGCAAAGGATCCCAGTGCTGATAAACTGAATAGGTCAAAGAGTTTTACCTACCGTGGTCAAGATTTGTTCAAGCACTTCGTGATCCTGTTGGGCCCGACCAAATTCAGCTTTGTGTGCTAGTTTGATAGCTCGTTTAAGGATGGCTGGCTTGATTTCCAGTTCTTCGGCAATGGCCTTGATAGTATCGTTCAAGCCTTCAGCGAGTGTTTCAAGCTCATGAGTGACCTGCATACCTTCGTTAATGATTTGTGTTAGTTTGGTTGTTTGTTCTGCGGTAAAGACACGGTTTGACATAAAGTTCTCCTAGTGAATAAACTTTATTATACAGGAATAATCGACAATAATCAACTATTCCTGTCAGACAGTTTGCCTAAACTATGTTAGAATCAGATGACTGCTTGCCCCAATCAACGCGATTCCAGGCACGTTCGTGGAAATAATACAAAATACTATTAACTACCAAGGCAAAACTGACAACTCCTAGTCCAACCATCCAACTTCCACTGGCCAACCAACCACCAACAAAATTAGTAATAGTAACCAAAATACGCCAGGTCACTACCTTGCCTAAACTACGCACGGCTTTTTCTAACCATTTAGATTGAAACATTTTTTTTCCTTTAAAAAGTTAATACTAAGTATTGACATGAAAAGAGCAGTTCTTTGTGTTAAAAATCCTCAAAATTATATCAATGACTTGAATAATTACAGCATCATGATTGTCAACCCCGACAGTACATCGGCGCGACTGGATTATTTATTGACCAAATCAGACTACAGTTTATTAATCACTGACCAGACCACTGTTGAACGCAATGGGCAAGATTATCCTGGAGAACGGATTTACGCTTACACTTCTGGTACTACTGGAGACAGTAAATTTTATTCATTCTCCCAGACACAAGTTGATCACTGTGTGAACGAAATCGTTCAGGCATATGAACTCACAGCCAATGATCGATATGTAAGCATAATGCCATTATGGCATGCGCATGGTCAGGCATTTTATTGGGCTGCTCAACAGATTGGTTGCGAAACACATTTTTTATCTGTGACCAATCTTAGAAACATGCCCAGTTACAGTCCTACTTTTATCACTGCTATTCCTGATGTGTTAAAGACAGTTGGGCAATTGGCATTTGATAGTCTGCGTTTTGTACGGAGCGCCAGTTCGGCCATGCCCGATTGGTTGTTTCGAGAACTTCAAGTTCGATTCCAAATTCCCATAATTGAAGCGTTTGGAATGACTGAAGCATATAGCCATTGTTTTACCAATCCCTTACACGGTGAGCAACGCATGGGCACAGTGGGACTACCTTCGGGCATTGAAGCCCGCATCGACAATCAACATTTGATGATCCGCGGACCCGGAGTATGGACAAATGACTGGATTGACACTGGTGATTTGGCCGCACAAGACGACCATGGCTATTATCGCATACTAGGCCGTAGCGTTGATCAATTAAACATCAAAGGAAAAAAATTCAATCCTATCAGTTTAGAATCACAGTTGTTAAAACACGTCGCTACTCTCAAGGAATGTGTCATATTTGGAGACCACAAACTTAACTGTTTGTATGTGGGTGATTGTGAGCCCG